AATATGCCGCCATATCTGACGGTGTATGCTTGGCGGCGAACAGCCTAATCGTCTCGCTGCGGGTCAGTGGAAAATGGGGGTGTAAGGAGGTGATACCACCTTATAACATAGCCCCAGAGGAGAAAGGAAATTACTGAATGGAAACAATCGTCGTAGCTCTCATCACCGGCGGTTTGTCTCTGCTGGGGGTAATCATCACCAGCAACAAGACCACCCGTGATGTGCAGGCCAAGCTGGACACGCAGCAGGCCGTCACCGACACCAAACTGGACGAGCTGACACGGGAAGTCCGGGAGCATAACAACTTCGCCCGGCGCGTTCCGGTGCTGGAGGAGCAGATCAAGGTCGCCAATCACAGGATAGCGGATTTGGAAAGATTATCCAACCACTAAGCATCGCAGATTTACAGTATGAGGAGGGATATATATGTATCGAGGTACGACCCCTACGCTGACATTCCAGCTACCCATCGACACGGGAAGTATCACGGTGCTGTCCATTGCCGTGGCTCAGGCCGGACAGTGTAAGATCGAAAAAACATTGCCGGATGTACATCTGGACGGGAATGTTGTCTCCTGCACGCTGACGGAAGCCGAGACCCTGTCGCTTACTGCCGGGAGAGACAATGACGCAAAGATACAGCTCCGGGTGGGCGTGGGCGGTCAGCGCATGGCATCTCAGGTATTCACGGTGCCTGTGGAGCGGATCTTGCGGGATGGTGCGCTATGATCGAGTTTGCGGTAACTTTTTCTCCCGGCGCTGACCTGGAGGTCAACATGGGTCAAGTGATGGAGGTGCTTGCTACCGAGGAGCGGACGGTGGAGCTGTCTATGCCCTCCGGCAATCAGGTCATCCTGCCCACCAGCAGCAAAGGCATGCGTAAGGTGACGATTCAAAAACCAGACACCCTACTGCCCGAGAACATCAAGAAGGACGTGGTGATCGGCGGCGTGACCGGAACTCTGGAGGGTGGCGGCAGCTTCAAGGCAGTGATAGAACGCACGGCTGTCAGCCCTACACTTCCGGGTGATTTGACGACCATTGGTTACAGTGCGTTTAGCGGTTGTCCCAAGCTTGCATTAACCAGCCTGCCGTCTGGGGTAACAAGCATCAGTGACTATGCGTTCAATAATTGCCCCAACCTTGCATTAACCAGCTTGCCGTCTGGCATGACAAATATCGGTAGCTATGCGTTTCAAAGCTGCCCCAAACTTGCACTAACTAGTCTGCCGTCTGGAATAACACGCATCGGTTACTATGCGTTCAATGGTTGCCGCAACCTGGCAATAACTAGGCTGCCACCTGGGATAACGAACATTGGTTTCGGTGTGTTTGCTAATTGCACCGGGCTAACAAGTATTACATTCGAGGGAACCCCAAAGACCATCCACTCTTCTGCATTTAACGGGTGCTCCAACCTAACCACCATCAAGGTTCCGTGGTCGCAGGGGCAAGTAGCGAATGCTCCTTGGGGTGCGAGCAATGCCACCATCATTTACGATTATACCGAGGATTAAAAAAAGAAAGGAGACGACAGTGAATGTACAATACCGACTAAACCGATAAGCAAAGATCTATCAACATTTTTTGTGTGCCCGATTCGGGCACGGAAAGGAGCAAACCATGAAAATCCCTGACAAGCTGTATGACATTCTCAAGTGGGTGGTCATTATCGTGCTGCCCGCCATTGCCACGCTGTACGCGGCCCTGTCTGCCGTGTGGGCCTGGCCGTACTCTGACCAGGTCGTGACCACCATCACCGCCGTGGACACTTTCCTGGGCGCGGTGCTGTGTATCTCCACGGCTACATACAACAAGGAGGCCAGCGGCAATGAGTAATTCCGCCCTTGTGGACTACACCCGGCTTTCCCCCAACCGCAGCCACCCCAGGAACCACACAATCGACAAGATCACCATCCACCACATGGCCGGCGACCTGTCTGTGGAGACCTGCGGTAATCTTTTTGCCAATCCCAACCGCGAAGCCAGCGCCAACTATGGCATCGGCTCCGATGGCCGGGTGGGCCTCTATGTGGACGAGGGCGACCGTGCATGGGCCTCTGCGTCCCCCAGTAACGACAACCGAGCCGTCAACATCGAGGTTGCCAACTGTGCCACCGGCGGCGACTGGCCTGTGTCCTCTGCGGCCTATAACAGGCTGATCGACCTGTGCGTGGACATCTGCCAGCGCAACGGCATCAAGGCCCTTAACTACACCGGGGACGCAGACGGCAACCTGACCGAGCACCGCATGTTTATGGCTACGGCCTGCCCCGGCCCGTATCTGCATGAGCGTATGCCCCAGATCGCCGCAGCGGTCAATGCGCGTCTGGGGGCGGCGGAAGTGCCCGCCGAAGATAACAACACCAATACCAAGGAGGAAACGATCAACATGGAACTGCGTATGCTGTCAAGGGGCATGGAGGGCAACGATGTCCGGGCCGCCATGCTGCTGATGCAGGACAAGGGCTATTACCCTGACGAGATTTGGAGCGGTGACAAGCTGTTCGGTCCCAAGATGGAGACGGGCCTGCGCCGGATGCAGGCAGATCACGGTCTGGGCGTTGACGGCATCATCGGCAATGCCAGCTGGAATTTTCTGCTGAAATAAAGGATAAAATAAATCCACTGGAGGGCGCAGAGGACACCGCTACGCCGGCCTCACGCCCGTGCATAAACATCCGCACCTCCACGGCACACCGTGGGAAATGATAGATCAGCACAAAAGAATCCGCAAAAAACTATCCACTATGGCACCATTCCGCGCCACAGAAACAATCCGTGCGGTAGGGCTACCGGAAGACGAGGAAACCTGTGTAATTGACGTGGACATTTTTGGCCGCACCTGCGTACAGACGGCGGCAAAACTACATATCAGCGTAGATGGATTTTACAAATTGCGCCGCCGCGCATACCAAAAACTGGCGGATGCATTCAATTTCTAAAAGTAGCCGCGCCCTTTTTGGGTGCGGCTACTTTTCGTTTTGCACACAATTGGTGTACACTGTAACTACATTATTGCAGAATCAAGGCAGAATCCGGGCAGTTTATTTGCCCGGATTTCTTTTATTATAGAGGCAAGGAGGCGGGAATATGTACGAGCGCTTAATCAAATGCGGGTTTACCGCGCAAATGGCGCAGGATATTTGCATTCTGTACGCAGACGATCCCCAGGGGCTTTTAGCGTATGTGGAAATTGCTGAAAGCCTATATAGGGGTTGCAATCATGTATAAATATTTTAATCCAAATCCCTGCGGGAAAAACGTGTCCGATTGCACTGTCCGTGCAATCTGTAAGGCCACGGGAAAGGATTGGGGCGAGGTTTATCTCCGGCTGTGCATGCGTGGCTACTTGGACGGTGATTTACCCAATGCAAACGCCTGTTGGGGCGCGTATCTGCGGTCCTTAGGCTACCGGAGATACATCATACCGGACACTTGCCCGGACTGTTACACGGTCGGCAGGTTTGCCGATGAGCACCCGCGCGGGACATATATTCTCGCCCTCTCTGGGCATGTAGTGTGCGTTCAGGACGGGATCATCTATGACAGCTGGAACAGCGAGAACGAAATCCCGCTTTATTTCTGGGACAAAGAAACGGAGGAATGAACATGGCATATTCCTATTTCAACCCCTATTATCCACAGCCGATGCCGGACAACCTCATGCAGATGCGGCAGATGCAGCAGCCACAGATGCAGCCCATGCAGCAGCCTATGTCGCAGCCAGGGCAACAGAACCCCATCGCGCAAGGCGGCGTACAGTGGGTAAGCGGAGAGCAGGAGGCAAGAGGTTATCTCATCGCGCCCAACTCTGCCGTAGCGCTGTGGGATTCCACCGCCCCCACTGTTTACCTCAAGCAGGCAGACGCAAGCGGGAAACCGACGCTCAAGATTTATGGCCTCGTAGAACGCACAGAAACGGCCCCTAACGTGCCGCAAAAGCCGGGCGTGGAATTTGTCACCCGCAAGGAGTTTGACGCGCTGGCGGCGCTTGTGGGCGAATTGAAGGGCAAGAAGAAGCGCAAGGAGGACGATGACGATGAATAATCCCTTTTTCGGAGCGCTCGGCGGCGGCAACGGCTTTATGCAGATGTTGCAGCAGTTCCAACAGTTTAGGGCGAATTTTCAGGGTAACCCAAAAGCGGAGGTCGACAAGCTTTTGCAATCTGGGGCTATGAGCCAGCAAGAGTTAAACCAACTTCAATCTATGGCAAAACAGTTCGAGCATTTATTCCATTGATCTTATCGTGGCCACGATTTGATAAATAAAATTTATGAAAGGGGAGATAATATGTCTCTTTCCGACGGTGCTCCCATGATGACTATGCCGGTCGCGCCCGCGAACAGCTACGGCGGTGGCATGGGTATGTGGGGCGAAAACTGGATCTGGATTATCGTTCTTTTCCTCTTCGGCTGGGGCCGCAACGGCTGGGGCAACAACGCTGGCAATTCCGGCGGTGTCGTAGACGGCTACGTGCTGACCTCTGATTTTGCCAATGTCGAGCGCAAGATCGACAGCGTAAATCAGGGCCTTTGCGACGGATTTTACCAGCAGGCGCAGCTTGTCAACGGCACCAACATGGCGATGGCAAACGGCTTTGCACAGGCCGAGCTGTCCCGTAGCAACCAGCAAGCGGCGCTGATGCAGCAGCTCAACGCCATGCAGATGCAGGCCGCAAATTGCTGCTGCGAGAATCGCGCGGCTATCGAGCAGGTGCGCTATGACATGGCGGCGCAGGCGTGCGACACGCGCAACACCGTGCAGAACGCGACCCGCGACATCATCGACAACGCTAACAGCAACAGCCGCGCAATCCTCGACTTCCTGACGCAGAGCAAGCTCTCTGACCTCCAGGCCGAGAACCAGGGCTTGAAGCTGGCGGCAAGCCAGGCGGCGCAGAACAGTTATCTGGTGTCTCAGCTCCGGCCTTCTCCCATTCCGGCCTACACGGTGCAGAACCCCTATTGCTGCAACCAGTTTGCCTGTTGTGGCTGCTGACAACTGCATAGCGTAGCTTTTCCCTATGTTGGGAAATGGTCGGCCCCGTGCCGATACTAAACAAAAGCGGCGGGGCAATAGCCCTGCCGCTGTATTTTATGAAAGGACTGAAATTATGGCTGAATATGTAAATCCCGGAATCGTGACCGTCCCTGCTGGCCAGAATGTTCCGATGGTCTCCACGGCGGCTTGCGGCAAGCCCTGCATCGTCCACCGCGAGGGCAGTGGACTTGTCACCCTGCGCGGATTGACGCAGCAGTGTAAGGCGCGCTTTAAGGTGAGCTTTGGCGCGAACATCGCCGTCCCCACTGGCGGCACGGTAGGCACGATCACCACGGCGCTTGCCGTCAACGGCGAAGCACTCAACGGAGCAACGGCGACCGTCACCCCGGCTGCGGTGGAAAACTATTTTAACGTCTACGTCAGCACCATTGTGGAAGTGCCGCGTGGTTGCTGCGTGACCGTTGCAGCAAAGAACACCAGCGCGGAGGCGGTCAGCTTTGCCAATAGCAACCTGACCATCGACCGTGTGAGCTGAGAAAGGAGAACACAATGGGTATGAAATCTATGTATGAACTGCGGGATATGCTCTGCAAGGAGCTGGACGAACTGGCCCGAAAAGGCGAATTGGGTGCGGGTGACCTGGAAATTGCCCACAAACTGACAGCAACCATCAAGAACATCGATAAGATCGAGATGATGGAAGACGGAGGCTATTCCCGCGATGAAGACTATTCTCGCCGCTATTCCCGCGACGGAGACTGGCAGTCGGGCATGCGCGGCGCTTATGACCGTGATATGTCCAATGCGAGACGCGGCACGCATTATGTGCGCGGCCACTATTCCCGTGATGGTGGCATCGACAACATGAAACGCCAGTTGCAGGAAATGCTGGACAACGCCGACGACGAAAGCATCCGCAGAGCCATCCAGCGCTGCATGGACACGATCGAGGACTAAAGGGGGTGCACCCCTATGGTCGACGAGAATGAGGTCAAGCGCTGGATAGCTCGCCTTGAAACAGAAGAATCGAGCTGGACAAACTATGAGAAACTGGCGGCGCTCTACATTATCCGTAACGAGCACGGCGGGGAGCAACTGCAGGCGAAAACGCCCCCAATGCTGTATTCTGCAGAGCCTGCGCCGGCCAAGAAAATAAAACCATCCGGCAGTGAATTTTTGAAAGCGGTTGGGAATGTAGCGCAGGATAGGGCGTGGGAAGTTATGGACGAGCTTATGGACACACTAAAAATCGTCAATGAGAAAGCTTATAACAGCGTCCTAAAAAAACTAACCTAAATCGCTACTACTAACACGTTACTAACAAAGTTAATCTTGGCAAAAATAAAAAAGTCCGGGAACCCTTGAGATTCCTGGACTTTTTTGGTGGAGACTGCTGGACTCGAACCAGTGACCTCCTGCGTGTGAATTATAATCGTTTTGAATATATAAGCACAAAAGTTAATAAAAATAACAACATTTGTTGCGATTTTGCAACTTTTCGCAGAGCAATTTTGCACGGGCTTGCCTTGGCTCCCGTAGGTAACTAACAAACTACTAACAAATTTTCGCCTTTTTAACGGCCTGCACCAATTCCTCCGCTGACGTATGGACGTATATATTTGCGGTAGTGGAGTAGTTGGCGTGGCCGAGGATCCTCTGTAGCGTCTCCGGAGCAATCCCCGCTTTTCTCGCCCAGCTTGCATAGGTGTGCCGGGTGGAGTGCGGCGTTTTGCGCTGGATTTTTAATTTTTCCAAAAGCGGGTAATAATCCCGGCGGCGGAAGTTTGCTGGGATTTTTTCCCCAGCATAGCCGGATATGAGCAGTGGGCCGGTAGCCTTATTTGCAAAATAGGCAAAGTATGGGATCCCTTCGGGGCGGATTGGGATGATCCTGTTTCGCCCAGCCTCCGTCTTTTCACCGCCGACCACATAATCTTTGTGATAATCTTTAGCCGGTAGGGAAAACAATTCCCCTATGCGCATTCCTGTGTAAATCAGCATGAGGATAATTTTTGCGGTGTCGCTGCCGTCCGCTTCCAGCTTGCTTATTTCAGCATCGGTAAATGTTTCTTTTTCTTTTTTTGTGTTTTCGGGGAGCTGGACGAATTTTGCAAAATTTGTTGTGATGATCTCCTCGCGCATGGCCCATGTGGACATCTGCGTTATGAGTTGCTTATACTTGGACACAGTGCTATGGGATTTATGCATATGGGCATCCAGTACGCCCTGGAAATCCGCCGTTTTTAAGTCCCGGAACTTCCGGTCGTGCAGCGGCGCAAAAATTTTAAATGCGCCGTCATAGCCTTCTATACCGTTTGGCCCTATTTTTTTGTAATGCTCCTCTTTCCAAGCGTCAAACACCTGGGCAAAGGTCATGTTGTACTGCTCCGTTAAATCCTTGCCTGCAAGACGTTCCAGCGCCGCTATAGCATCTTTTTTGGTAGGGTAATATCCTATAATGATTTTTTGCTTTGCAGCCACCCAGGGCCTGCGTCGGCGCCCGGCGAGCTTATACACTGTCCCGGTTCCGTTGGCCCTCCTCATTGCTTTTCCCATTTTTATCCTCCTACCCTATATTTTTATCAGTTTGATGGTGCCTGTAATATCGCAGCGCATTAATCAGCGAAGCAATGATTACACCGACGCCCACCGCAAGCAGAGCAAATAGCATCCAGCCGATTGATGTAATCTGCCCGTTGCGGATAAGCCCTGTGTGCGGGACGCTTGAATCAAACGCCAAATATCCAAATATTATGGATACGGCAATTGACAGCGAAAACGCCAGGATATACACCCAAATTTGCAATACGCACTCCTTTTTTTCGTGCTTTGCCACTGATCCGGTCAGCTGCTCCATGCTGCCCTCCAAGTGCGCAATGCGTAGGGCTGCGCTATGCTTTGCATCTGCATCGGCCATTGCTCTGTGGGCCTCTGCCAGCTGCTCCTCCGTGGTTGGTCTCTTTACGATACCAAAATACTCATCTATAGACACACCGAGTGCGGCGCATATAAGCCCCATCTTGTATAGGCTTGGGTCCTTTGACGACGCAGAAAAGTAATTGCTGATCGTGGACGATGACAGATCTGTTAAATCGGCTAAGTCTTGCGTGGTAAGATGCTGGTCCTCTTTTGCATCTCTGCAAATATCCTGCAAAGTTTTTTCCATTTCTTCCCCTCCTGCCTTATTTCGGGCAAACCTCTCCGTTTGTTTTTATCTGCTAATCGTATATTATCCGGTTTTTGGATTGACTTGCCAAACAACAAACTGATACTGTGGGTATGCGGCCAAGAGCCAGTGACGGCGATAGGCGGCAAAAAATCCCCACCGTCCGGTGCGGGGGCGGTGGGGACTATATGAAATAATCTTCTGTGGATTTCACTTAATCCCCAATAGCTTGCCGACTTTTCTTTGCCGCCCCGCCTTTGTTGTAGGAATTCCCGTTGCTTTTGCAATCTTGCGTTTTGCGCTGGTAATTCCAAGCGCACGTTTCCAGCTAAAGGAAAGCCCTGGTATTTTAAAGGAAGATTTTTTAGCCATTTCTAATTATGCTCCTTCTTAAAAAATTTTTTATATTGTTGCCCTAAACTGTGCAACAAATGCCATATTTTGACTATAGGTAGATAAACCGAAAGGAGAAATAATGTGGATTGTAAGCAGAAAAGTATAAAGATGGAAATTGTAAGCTGTGAAACGGGAAATAAATGTGATATAATAAAGAATGCAGAGCATATTGCGTTACTTTCTGAGGCGATTTCTTTGGCGAGTAAAATGACCCGCAATCAGTTTGATAAAATTATGGAGGCGATAAAATGAAAATTTGGGCTATCAGTAAAGAAAACGGCTACGAGCGCGAAATCGGCCTTGAGATGGACGGCGTTGACCGCGAAACAGCCATCAGTGAGCTTTACAAAATTGCCAGGAATCTTTTTTCCGGTGAACTTGATATGTTTTGGAAAGAGGGAGAGCAGGGCAAGGCGACCTTTTAAAGCTACGCTTTACGCTTGCACTCAATTACGGCTTGCAGCTGGTCGGATACTGCTGCGCAATTTGGGCATTCCCTCACGATTAAACGGCTGAGTTCGTCAACCTTTTCCGCCGCTTCTCCCGTGGCTTTTGCGCGATAAATGCCGACGGCGTTGGTAGCGGACTGAAAGTTTGCGGGAGACGGATACTTTGCATATAAGGAAACGGCGGCAACCATCGCATCAAAATCGGAATCGCAAGCGGCCTCTTTCTCGTGCGCCCATATTGCCCTCAGCTTTTCGATTTCTGCTTTTGCTGTCCGCTTAGAAATGTAGACAGACACTCCGGCGGATGCCAAAACAGAAAAGGCGGAAACGCCGATTTCACCCCACGAAATACTCATAATTAATTCTCCAAAGCCCCGCGGGCGGCTTTGATAAAAATCCGCAGGGTTTCCTTATCCATTTTTTTCAAAAGCTCGACAGCTTCTTTCAAATCTTCATCTTCCATTACGCCCTCGATCTCCGGATCGGGGGCTTTTTTTGCGTCCTCCGAAGCTGCGGGGGCGGCTACATCGTCCGGCATAATGTCCTCTACGGAGACACCGAGATATTCGGCAATAACGGGAAGGCGAACATTTGACGGCTTAGTTTTTCGCGTGTTCCATTGGCTATAAATGCTATTTGATAGCCCTAATGCGCGGCTTAAATCGGCTCCATTTTTGCCCTTTTTACTCAAGTAAAAGTTGATTTTGTCTATAGCGTCCATTTGCACCTCGTATATACTGTGCAGTTCGCCGAAACTAATAAAAACTAAAAGAAAGTGGTTGACTTATAATTTCTAATTAGTTATAATTAGAACCGTCGGGAGGCAATACAAAACCAAGCCCCCTGCACTTAGCGGACTGCGGAAAATATTAAGGGTTGTTGGCACTTCCATAATACCACAGTTTGCTAAGTTGTCAAGTAAAACTTAGTTTTTGTTGATTGCGGAGAGGGAAAGCCGCCCTGATGCCGTAACACCCGTATTCAACCTTAAAAACTAAGCAAGAATCAAACTGGAGGTGACAGAATGAGTTTTCGCAGCGCTCGGTTGGCCGCTGGGCTAAGTGTCCGGCAGGTCATCGAGAAACTAAAGGTGACGGATGCGGCGGTTTACATGTGGGAGACCGGCACGCAGGCACCGAGGGCCAGCCGCTTGCCGGAGATCGCCGAGCTGTACGGCTGCACGGTGGACGAGCTGTTGAAGAAGGAGGATGACAAATGATCGAAACCATGACGCTGCACCAGGCATCGAAGTATCTTAGAGATAAAGGCTTGAGCCTTTGTTCTGACACTCTGGCCGACGGCCTGGAGCAGGGCGTGTACCCCTTCGGCGTGTGCATCCGCACCGACCGCAGCCGGGTGTTTCAGATTTTTAAAAAGAAGCTGGATGCGTGGATCGCGGAGCGGGAAGAGTAAGCATGGACGGTTACACATTGACGCTGGTCATCATCGGGGTCGCAACGGTCAGCTATTGGTTTGGCTGCTGGTGGACAAACTGGACAGATCAGGCAAGTGAGAATTTAGGAGGAATGAAGATGCAAAGACATTACTACGCCATCGTGGCTGAGAGGTGCGGAGTCCGGGTAACTATGCGGTCGGAGTGCAATGTGGCCGAGGTGGGCGATCTGGTTAGCGGCAGCAATAAGACAACCGTATATTCCGGGTACAAGGTCATCACAGAGCCACGCTTTGTTTTGTACGGAGCCGGTGAGGACGATTTCCTGAACGCCCTGTATTGGGGGGATATCCCCCAGGTTTCCAAGGTCACACGGGATGTGTGGAAGCTGGAGCCGGAAAAGGAGGATGCATCCGATGCGGACATCTGACACGGTATTGGATGCGGAGGCGAAAGCCATCCGGGACGAGGAAAAGGAACTGGCGGAGGGAGAGGAGGAGACGCAATGATGCTGACATGGGCGCTGGTGTATCTGGGAGCCGGAACGGCGGTTTACGGCTTCATGCGGCTGGTGGACAAGCTGGACGGGAAGTAACACAAACGGAGGGAAAGACGATGTATTTGTGTGATTATTGTGGGGCAGCGTTCCATTCGTTGGATTACATCGAGGAAAAGTCCGATGAGTGCGGAAACAGCATAATTTATGTTTGCCCAGAATGCGGAGAGGAGATTATCCCCGGAGAAGCGGATGAATGTCCTGTTTGCCACGGCTGGAAGCCGATGAAGTCTGCTATGTGCCACAAGTGCGAGCTGGAAACAATCGGAAATTTCAAGCTGGCTATACGGAAGTTCTCCGATGTGCAGCTTGATTATATTTCCGAGCTGACGGAGGGTGAGTATCTCTCGGAGTTTTTGCATAAGGGGGGCTTGGGATGATAAACGGCGTCCTCCGGTACATAAAAGCTACAGTGGAAATCCCATTCCCAGAGGGGAAAATGTGCTGTAACCTCTGCCCACTTTTGGAGACGTATTCGCGAAATCAATGCCGCCGCACGGGGGAGTATTTGCTGGACACACGAATCGTCGGGGCATATTGCCCGCTACAAGTTGTTGATGAGGAGAAAAACGAATGATGAATATCTATGAGAAAATCGCTGCAATCATGCAGGATGTCCAGTATCTGGCAAAGGACGATCATGTTGAGTTCGGCAGCACCAAATACAAGGCACTGAGCGAGGAGAAAGTAACTTCCATCATGCGTGCGGAACTGCTGAAACACAAACTGGTTGTATACCCCATCGCACAGACAGCCGGGAGAACTGGGAACATTACCCACGTGGATGTCATCTACCGCATGGTCAACGTGGAAAACCCGGAGGAATACATCGAGATTGCATCCTGCGGAGATGGCGCAGACACACAAGACAAGGGCAGCGGCAAGGCCATGACCTATGCGTTTAAGTATATGTGGCTGCGGACCTTTGCGCTTCCCACCGGCGAGGACCCGGACAAAATTTCCTCCGCCGAGCTGGACGAGAAGGAGCGGAACGCCGCTCCGGTGTGTGAGCGATGTGGAGCTGACATTGTGTCCGTCAAGAAGCGCAACGGCGAAATGTGGACGGTAAAGGACATGGTTAAGTACTCCAAGGGCCGCTACGGAGCGCAGATGTGCGCCGACTGCATGAAGGCCGCGAAGAAGGAGCAGGGCAATGTTGCAGGCTGATGTGACCGCCGCACGGTGGCAGCAGGACAGCGATGGGGCGTGGCTGTGCCTCCGGGTGCAGTCCCCCACCTCTGCAATGACCATCTGTGACGAGATGAAGCCGGACAAGCAGTATGTGGCGCAGATCAAGCGCAAGGGCAGGAGCCTTAACGCAAATGCTTATGCGTGGGTTTTGCTGGATAAACTGGCGGCACACTATGGGATTCCGAGGAATGATGTGTACCGGGAAGAAATCAGGATCATCGGTGGTGTGAGCGATGTCGTGTGCATGGTATCAAAGGCGGCGGACGAGTTCTGCCGCAGATGGGAGGCGAAAGGAATCGGCTGGATGGCGGAACAAGGGCCAAGCAAAATTCCTGGCTGCGTGAACGTGGCGGTTTGGTACGGCTCCAGCACCTACGACACAGAGCAGATGTCACGGTTGATTGACCAGATTGTTGCCGATTGCCGAGAAGCTGGAATCGAGACTATGACACCGCAGGAGTTGGATGCGCTAAAATCCCGCTGGGGCGAAGCTCAGCCGCTGGGAGGTGATAAAGGTGACTGATGAAAGACGGTGTTTCCTGTGCGGCAGAAATGGCGCAAGTGACCCGCTGGAGCGGCACCACATCTTCGGCGGTGCGTACCGAAACAAGAGCGAGAAATACGGCCTTGTGGTGTATCTCTGCGGCGAACGATGCCACAGGAACGGTGGAAACGCTGTACACCGAAACGGGAATCAAATGCGTCTGCTTCGCCGATACGGCCAGTTAAAGGCCATGCAGGAACAGAGATGGACGGAAGATGACTTCCGCAGCGAATTTGGAAAAAGCTATTTGTAAGGAGGAAAACGATGGTAAACAGAATGATTTTGCAGGGGCGGCTTTGCTCTGACCCCGAATTGCGCCGCACCAACAGCGGAACAGCGGTGTGCAGTTTCCGTGTGGCATGGAGCGAGAAGGTAAAGGACAGAGAAACGAAGCTGTTTCTCTCCTGCGTGGCATGGCAGAGCACGGCAGAGATGATTTGCAAGCACTTTTCTAAGGGCAAGGAGATCATCGCGGAGGGCAAACTTTCCAGCCGGGAATACGAGGATAACAGCGGCAACAAGCGCACGGTGGTGGAGCTGACGGCGGACCGGGTACATTTCTGCGGCAGCAAGGACAGCGCACCGCATAAACCCGCACAGACCTTCGAGGAGATTTCCGAGGACGACGGCGATCTTCCGTTTTAAGGCGGTGCGCCGATGCCGAACAGAATCATCCGCGAGAGCATCTGCACCAGCGATAGCATAGATGGGCTTTCGTGGTTCGAGGAGGTCTTGTTCTATCGGCTGATTGTTTCTTGCGATGATTTCGGACGCTATGACGGACGGGCCGCAATTATCAAAAACAGGCTATTTCCTTTGAAAGAAAATCTTACTCTGAAAACTGTAGAAAACGCCCTTCATGGATTGGCGAGTGCTGGATTGGTTGCCCTTTATACTTCACAGGGCAAGCGCTTCCTCTACCTACCAACATGGGGTAAGTATCAGAACCAGAGAGCAAAGGAAAGCAAATATCCTGAGCCTGTAGAGCCTACGCAAGCAGATGAAATCATTTGCAAACAAATGGATGCAGATGTCCCCGTATTCGAGAATCGAGAATCGAGAATCGATATACGAGAATCGAGAAGCGAGAATGACGCGCGCGAAGCGCGCTTCTCTCCCCCATCTTTGGCGGAAGTTCAGGCTTATATCGCAGAACGGGGGTCTGCGGTTGACGCACAGCAGTTCGTCGATTTCTACGCCAGCAAGGGATGGATGGTTGGGAAAAACCGAATGAAGGACTGGAAGGCTGCCGTCAGAACCTGGGAGAAGCGCAGAAAGGAGGAAGCCGGTGAACATCCAACAAAGCAAGAATACCATGTCGGGACATGGCTGTGACATTTGCGGCGGGCTGGGATACACCGTCCGGCGCACGGAAAGCGGCAAACTGGTGAGTAGAACCTGCAAATGTGAGATCATTCGTCGGAATAGGCTTCGCATGGAGCGTTCCGGACTTCTGGGACTGCTGGATAGCTGCACCTTTGAGTCGTTCCAAACGCAGGAGTATTGGCAACAGGCAGCAAAGCAGGCGGCGGAGAAGTATTTGACCGACTGGAAAGGCAAGTGGTTTTTCATCGGCGGCTCTCCCGGCACTGGGAAAACACACCTGTGTACGGCGATTTGCGCCAAGCTGATGGACGGAGGAATCCCGGTGCGGTATGTGCAATGGCGGGGAGATATTCCGGCAATCAAGGCAAAGACCAACGATGCCGAAGCATACGCCGAAGCCATGCAGCCGCTGAAAACCGTCCGTGCGCTGTATATCGACGATTTTCTCAAGGGGAGCGTAACGGATGCCGACAAAAACATCGCCTTTGACCTGCTGAATGCCAGGTATATCAACCCGGATGCAATCACGATCATCTCCACGGAGCTGACCATTGACCGCATTTTGAGATGGGACGAGGCAATCGGGAGCAGGATCAACCAGAGGGCGAAGGATTATATGCTGAACATCGGCAAAAAGCAGAATTGGAGGCTACAATGACCAAACGGGAGGAACGGAGATGAAACACCTCGGCGATATTACGAAAATCAACGGTGCAGAGATCGAAGCCGTGGATGTTATCACGGGCGGATCGCCGTGTCAGGATTTGAGCATTGGGGGAAAACGCGCCGGATTGGCCGGCGCAAGGAGCGGATTGTTCATGGAGCAGGTCCGCATCGTAAAGGAGATGAGAGAGCATGACAGAAAGAGCGGACGGACAGGTGACATGGTCAGACCTCGGTTTATGGTCTGGGAAAACGTGCCAGGAGCCTTCAGCAGCAACAAAGGGCGAGACTTCGCAGCAGTCCTCGAAGAGATCATCCGCATCGCAGAGCCGGAAGCCCCCGATATTGAAGTGCCTGAAAAAGGATGGCCAACTTGGGGGGGCTACCACGACGAGGTGGGAGGACGATGGAGCGTGGCTTGGCGAGTGCATGATGCGCAACACTGGGGAGTCCCCCAACGCCGCCGCCGTATCTCGGTTGTCGCAGATTTTGGAGGTGACACCGCAGGAGAAATACTCTTTGAGCGCAAAAGCGTGCCAGGGCATCCTGCGGAGAGCGGAACGGCGCGGGAAAGACTTGCCGAAGCTGCTGAAAGAGGTTTTAATCCGGCAGTCGGGGACTGCATGACGGCTTGGGATTGCCAAAGCAAGCGCATTTTTGACACAAACGGAAAATCTCCCACACTGCAAGGCGGTGTTGGCGGTGGTGTGAACAATCCTGCCATATTTGCGGCTATTCCCATCAACGACAAAGCTACCAGATGGCAGGTCGGTGGAGAAAGCCGCAATCATGACGGCAGCGGCAACGGTCTTGGCATCGGCAAAGAAGGCGACCCATCACCCACGCTGACCGCTGGCGACCGCCACGGGGTGATGTGCCTGACACCGTGGGAGGCACAAAGCGCACGGGTGTATGACCAAGATGGTGTATGGCATAGTTTAAACGCCAATGAAAACGGTGGCATGGCGCGGGATAGCGTGATGTGCGCCGGGTTTAAGCTGGGGAACAGCGAACAGGCCCGGAGCATCGGATACGCCGAAGAGCAATCGCCAACGTTGAACGCAGAGTGTGGGGGGAATAAACCGGCGGTGATGTGCCTGAACGATCAAGGCGGGAATGTGATGGGCGTGAGTCATGATGTTTCCGGGACGCTGAGAGCACAGGAGCATGGGCACCAGCCAGCGGTCATCGCTTTTGCGCAAAATCAGCGCGAAGAGGTTCGCAACGTGGGGGATAAGGCGGTGTCGCTTGCTGCGGAGGTCGGTATGCACTGCCAGACGTTTGTGGCGCTGGATATGTCGCACGCCTGCGATGTCATCCGAGACTGCGGTGAGGTCAGTCCCAGCCTGCAAGCCCGTATGGGAACCGGCTGCAACCAAATCCCGCTGACGTATCAAATGCAAGGATTTGGCGATTACCGCGAGGGGGACGTTGCAAGCAGTTGCAAGCAGAGAGATTTCAAGGACAGCACTGATCTTGTGTGTGCCGTTGATTGCCGGAACTTCTGCGAGGGAGGCGAAACAAACGGGACTTTGCAATCCAAATCAAACGGCGGAATCAGCTACAATTTGCAGAACACCGTGAGAACGGGCATGATTGTGCGACGCCTTACCCCAATGGAGTGCGAACGGCTGCAAGGTTTCCCGGACGGATGGACAGACATTGGCGAGTGGATGGACAGCAAGGGCAAGCGCCACAAGGCTGCGGACAGCCCCCGGTACAAGGCGCTGGGCAATTCCATCGCCCTGCCCTTCTGGGACTTCCTGGCAAAGCGTATCAGCGCGCAATATCTTCGCCCTGTTACGATGGGTAGCCTGTTTGACGGTATCGGCGGCTTTCCGCTGGTGTTCGAGCGGCACAACGGTAAGGGCACGGCACGCTGGGCAAGCGAGATCGAGGAATTTCCTATCGCCGTGACGAAAAAATGGTTTGGGGAGGAATGACATTGCGGAACGAAGCTTTGTTTTCCAGCGATAAGAATTTCTGGGAAACGCCGCAAAAGTTGTTTGACGAGCTGGACGCGGAGTTTCATTTCACGCTGGACGCTGCCGCCAGTGACGAAAACCACAAGTGCGCGCGGTATTTCACGAAAAACGATGATGGTTTGCGGCAAAATTGGGAGGGCGAAACGGTGTTTTGTAACCCGCCCTACGGGAACAAGGAAACCGGACTGTGGACGGAAAAATGCTACCGCGAGGGACAGAAGCCGGGGACAACGGTTGTTCTACTGATTCCGGCGCGAACAGACAGAGCCAGCTTTCATGACTATGTTTTGGGTAAGGCGGAAATTCGATTCCTGCGAGGTAGGCTGAAATTTGAGCTGGACGGAAAGCCGATGGGAACGGCACCGTTTCCCAGCATGATTGCCATTTGGCGAGGAGGATTGACATGACCACATTACGCATGATTCCCGGCATTACATACACCCGGAAAAACCTTGAAGCATTGACCGGTATGCGGGACAGAGAGAACCGCCGGATGATACGGGAGCAGAGGCGGCAGGGTGTGCCTATCGTTGCCATGAAAGACGGCGGCTACAAGATGGCGGAAACGGAGGAAGAAAAGCAAGCCTTACTTTCCATGTACCGCAAGCGGGCATTGGACGAGCTGGGGACATACCGCCGCCTTGCCAGAGCTATGCAGGTGGACGGGCAGATGGAGATGGGGGGTGGAAATGGAACGGTTTAACACTCCGCTGACGAAAGAGGCGGCGAAATCACTGCTGGCTTTGGATTTAGAGGACAAGGTGATTACCAGCTACGAGAAGCTGGACGAGTGGTACACCGCGTGGGACGGCCAGTGTTATGTGTCATTTTCCGGAGGAAAGGACAGTACGGTGCTTTCATATTTGGCTGCAAGGTATCTATCGTCGTTCCGCACACCTCCGTGGCCGCTGAATCTTGTGTTTGTCAACACAGGCCTTGAGTACCCGGAGATACAGAAGTTCGTCAACGAGTACGCCGACTGGCTGCGGAGGGAGTTTCCCCGCGTGAACGTAAACCTTGTTCGCCTGCGCCCGAAGATGAACATTCGGCAGGTGGTGACGAAGTACGGGTACAGCATCGTGAGCAAAGAGGTGGCGGGATATGTCAGAGATGCCCGCAGGAACCCAAACGGCTTGAGAATGAAGCGGCTGCGAGGGGAAGCCGTGCGAAAAGACGGTCAGCCGTCTGTCTACAACTGCGAGAAATGGGAATATCTGTTGTACGCACCGTTTGTAATCTCCTCGACGTGCTGCACCATTATGAAAAAGTCACCGCTGAAAACCTACGCACACAAAACCGGGCAGCAGGCTACAACAGCGACGATGGCGGAGGAAAGCAGATTGCGCATGACGTATTGGTTGAATACCGGCTGCAACGCCTTTGAGGGAAAGCAACCGATGGGCAAGCCCATGAGCTTTTGGACGGAGCAGGATGTGCTTCGGTTTATCGTGGAGCGCCAAATACCCTACGCCAGCGTGTACGGCGACATCGTGGCCAGCGACGGCGAAAACGACTACGATGCAACGCTAACGGACTGCAAGCTGCACTGCACTGGCTGCCAGAGAACGGGGTGTGTTTTCTGCGGATTTGGAGCGCACCTCGAAAAGGGCGAAAACCGCTTTGAGCGCATGAAACACACACCCGAAGCACTACGAATTCTGCATCGGCGGTGGGGCGTATGACCCTGTGGACGGCTTGTGGAAGCCCACTGAAAAGGGGCTTGGATACGCCAGAGTATTGGACTACATCGGAGTGAGGTATTGAAATGAGCATAAAAATTACCATACCCCTGCCGCCGGTTACAAAGAAAAACAGCCAGCGCATTATGCACAGCAGCAAGACAGGAAAATCGTTTATCATGCCGTCGCAGAAGTACATCGACTACGAGGCAAAAGCTGTGTGGTACTGCAAAAAGGCTGGTGTGCATGAGCCGATCGATTATCCAGTGGAGGTTAAATGCCTGTTTTATATGCCCACCAAGCGGCGAGTGGATTTAACCAATCTGCTGGAAGCTGTTGACGATGTGATGGTCAAGGCGCGTGTGCTGCTGGACGATCACTGCGGCATTATCGTCAGTCATGACGAAAGCCGGGTGCTGTACGACAAGGAGACCCCACGGACGGAGGTGAGCATAACCGCCTATGAATGATTTTGACTATGACATCGTGCAGAAAAAGCGTGTTGCAAGAGGTGCGTTTGCCCATGTAAACCGTAAGCGTGGGAAATGCAGATTGCCCAGTGACTATCTCACTGCGGCGCAGAAAAAGGAGATGAACGGAGCGGTGAAAACTTACAACATCACGCGGCCTATGCCGTTGGATGAATTCAAGGGAATGCCGGACGATCTGCAGCGAGAATACCTGCGGAATATGCAGAGTTGTGGAGGGGCAGCTACATACCTTGCAGACGAGATGGGCTGTTGCAGCGCAACCATCAGAGAATATGGAGAAAAGCTGGGCGTGCCGTTTGTGCGAGGTGGTCGGAACCTTGACTTGTGGCAAAAGAAACTATCGGAGTGGCACACAGCCGAAGTGACGGCAGCAGAAACGCCGGAGAAGCAGACCGACGAAATTGCCCCACCCGCAAGGGGTGCAGAGCTGCTGCACGCACGGCTCACTATCCGGGGAGACCGGGAAAGCGTTTTGCAAAATCTACGCCTGCTTATGCCGAATGAATGTGAAGTCACGGTTGAGTGGTGAGAGGAGGAGAAAACTTGTGAAGGAGCATATTACCACTGGAGGGAAAACGCTTTGCTGGACTTGTAGAAAAGCGTATGGAGGATGCTCATGGACAGAAGTAGACTACACAAAAAAGGGCTGGCCTATACGCTTTGAGCCGGTAAAGGGATGGAATGCAATTCCTACCAAAAATGAAAAATACACATCGTTTTTGGTGGTAAGTTGCCCAGAGTACGATCCTGATGATAGAAAGGAAGATACACATGACGGCAGATTTTGCGGGTATGGGGAAGCGCCTGCGGGAGGCGAGGGAGAAGGAACTTATGTCGCAGAATGATTTGGCTTTGGAATCTGGTGTAGCACCATCGACAATCAGCTATATTGAGTGTGGACACAGCACCGCATCGGTGTGGGTGCTGGCACATATCTGTGATGCGCTTGGGGTATCTATGCAATGGATGGTATACGGGAGAGGAAGAAAATGAGCAGAAAGAGCATATTTACAGTTGCCGGAGGTGCGGCCCTTGGTCTGCTGATTGCCGCCGGGATATTGTGGGGGAGCTGATTGCCGCCGAAGCAGAATATGCGGTGGAGCAAGAGCCTGATTTGCCTCCGGTGGCGGAAGCAATCCGCCAAGAAACGCCACAGGAAGCCGCCTACACGAACGAAAGCACCATGACCGTGACAGCATACTGCCCCTGTGAAAAATGCTGTGGAGCGTATTCAAACGGCTATACAGCCACAGGAGCGAAAGCCACACAGGGCGTGACCATCGCTACCGACCCCGATGTGATACCGTTGGGGACAGAGGTTGAGATCGATGGGCATATCTACATAGCGCAGGATGTGGGCGGAGCAATCAGCGGAAACCGCATTGACCTGTACTTTGATAGCCACGAGGACGCACTCCAATGGGGTGTTCGGGAAAAGACTGTGAGGTGGAACGATGGAAAGACTGACATTTGATGGGAACTTCTGCGACATTGCGCAGTGCCGGGAGCTGCCTTGCCAACACGGCGGGAACTGCTCACAAAAGCAAGTGTGGGAGCGGCTGAAAGCCTATGAGGACACGGGGCTTGGACCGGAGGAAGTCGAAAGGTCTAAACTGGAAATCGAAGCCGGATGCGTTAAAGCAATAGCGAGAACATACGGGATTGACATCAATTGGCTACGGAAATTAGCCGAGGCCGACAAGGACGGTCGGTTGGTGCCGTGTAAGGAACTGTGTGGTGCTGTGGATGGGGCAGCAAATAAAATCCTGACCAGAGGAGGCCGCATTAGAGCCATGAGTGACGCCGAACTTGCAGGACTCTTTTTCCAATTTCGAGTTGACGCATACGGCAGATCGCAGGGTGCAGAGGTCATTCTGCCCGACTGTATGGAGAGCATAGAAAAGTGGCTGGGGGAGCCCGTGTTTGGGTGTGAGGAGGGCTGACAATGGCTGAATATAAAATCTGCTTTAGCGTGGCTGGGGCGTTTGGCGCTCAAATCAGCTTTGAGACAAAACCCGGTGTATCCTATGAGGACGCTGCGGCGTCTATTGACAAGGAAAAGCTGGCCCGGCTGATGTGCCTCGACACCTTGGGATACTCCGCAAAGGATATTGCGGTTATCACTCCCGAACAGTACGAAGCGGAATTTGGAGGGGATGAAGATGGCTGAATACATTGACAGGGGAACGTTTAAGGAAAGCGTCGAGGAGCGTTATTGCAAGCCGTGCAAGGCGGAGGGAAAAGACCACAACGGATGCTGGTGTCGTGCTTGTTGGGTTGACGATATGCTCGACGAGGTAGATTGTTTCCAGCCCGCCGATGTGGCCCCGGTGGTGCATGGGCAATGGATTGAGGATCACGATTATCTAAAATGCGCAGAGTGTGGTGTGATGGTTAAGTGGGATTTTACCTTTTTTGACATTGGGAATTGGAACTACTGCCCCAACTGCGGGGCAAAGATGCAGGAGGTGGAGTGATGCGGTTAACTATTATCTTCAAGGACGAGTTTGAGGAGTACATGAAAAAGCAGTTCGGGCATTTCGCGAATCCGCAGGTATATGGAGTGAAGTCCGTACACATGGAAGGTGGGTATCTATGCTCCACAATTTCGGACACGAAGCGGTGGCGTATGGATGACATTTCCAGATTTTACTGTGAGGAGGGCTGACAATGGCTGAATACATTGAACAGATTACTTGGCATGAGGTCACTTGCCGTGCCTTAACAGCAGAAGAAAGGGCCGAGTATGCAGAAAGAGGATATGCCGACTATGAAGTCCCGGAGTACATTTTTGACTGCGAGATGCCGGATGATGGTGACGAAATCCTGATTGCCACAAGATGGGGCGTTGACAAGGACATCTGCTCTGTGGACTGTGACGAGTGCAACAACCTGGTCGGGTTGGAAGATCACGGAGATTGGGATGGCGTGCTTGCATGGGCAGCAATGCCGAAGTATAACGGAGGTGCGGAATGTTAATTTGCAATTGCCCTGACGAGCTGGAATGCCCCGCAATAGGATCAGATGTGGTGTGTTTTCCGTGGTGCGAATATCTGGAGGACGGTGACGGCGATGCGGCTGAAGCTGCGGAGAACGGAAGGACTATGATTAAAGACAGCGGAGAAAGAACAAAGTTTCCAAGCGGAGCACTCCGGGATATGCACACGGGCAAGGGACGGATGGATTTGCTCCCTTGGTTGGCTATCATGGAAGTGTCGAAGCACTGCGAGGCGGGCGCTTTGAAATACGGGGAGCATAATGTCGATAAAGGAATCCCAACCCACAGTCTGTTAGATTCCGCCATTCGCCACGCAGCAAAATATTTGGCGGGCTATGTAGATGAGCCGCACCTTGTAGCTGCGGCGTGGAACCTACTGTGGGCGATCGAGATGGAGATTGCCCATCCTGAATGCGTGGACACTCCGTGGAGGGCAGCCGATGGCGAATAAAGACGCAATGCTGGAAGCCTTGGAGGAAATCGAGAACGGTATGTGCCGCATTAAGGAGCGACGGAGCATTTGGCAGAATAGCCTTGTATATGCACTCTGCCAAGCTGTGCGGCTGCTTCTGATGGACAAGATCAAGGAGGGACGGAAATGAGAATTGACGGCAAAACCCTGCCCAACAACCCCATGAAAGCGTATCAGCAGGGAAAGTTGATAGGGACAAAGCAGAATATGGATTTGGTATCCGAAGTGCTGCTTACAAAGTTTGGATTCCATGTGCTGGAGGAAACGCCGGACAGTCACGACACCATGAGCATTGAGTATTTGCAAAAGTGCCTTGTGAAGCTGGTGAATGCAAAGAACAGCGGCTATGTGACCAAGAAAGACATTGCGGACGCTCTGCGGAGCGACTACAAACTAATCAACAACGCAGAGTGAGGAGGCGGGCATGAGCCGAAAACAAACACTGCCGTATGATGTGCGGCTTGAGTGCATTGCCTATGTCAGAGGTTATCCCCGGAGAGTACAGGCATACAACGATGCGCAGAGCGAGATACTGAGCGGCGGAAGCAGTGCAACGGAGGGAATGCCCCGCTCTCCAGGCATTGGTAGGCCGTCCGAAAGCAAGGCGGAGCAGCTTGCCGCCATAGAAAACTGGCCGGAAACCAAGAAAATGCGGGCTGTAGAATACGCCATAGACCGCTGCGGGCGGGATTTGGAGAGCGAGAGCGTCCGAAAGCAGCTTACACAGGGGATCATGCGCAACTGTCAGGGCAAGCACAAGTATTCTCGAAGTAGGATCATCGTGCCGGGGATAAGCGAGCGGACATTCAGCAGGAGAAAAGAGCAGTTTTTGCTTGACATAGCCATATATTGTGGTTTTGCAGAGAAAGTTGGCACAAATTCCACCTAATGATGTGCTACAATAGGTACAGTGGATGATAAGGCATAGCCATCCACGCGTCTTTCCACTCAACCCGTTTCCTCCATCTTATGCGCCGCCGGTATTGGGCGCACCTTCTGGCACCGCAAGGTCATACCGGCACAAACAGCCTGTAGGGAAACCTATGGGCTGTTGTCATATGCCGTGCGCTCGTTGCACCCTGCGATCAAGGGCGGGAGGTCGCACCTCCCACACGGCACAAATATATGCGGGCGGAAGCTGGGAGGAATCAGCTCCGATAGTAAAATTTCGGGTTCGCAGGTTCGAATCCTGTCGCCTGCACAAGAGGCCGGGTAGCGCCCGGACACTGTGAGACCGTTCGTCGTGGCTCACATGGAAATGACAATGCTCGCTGAAAACTGCGCGTGAGGATGCGTCCTCCTTGCCATGACCGAACAGCGGCGCTTGAGATGCTTGCGGGGCCTCAAGCGGGCATGAGCGTGTGACAATCTAAGCGGGAAGACGGCCAATATGCGGCATAGGTGCCCCGTAAGGGGAGACCACAGCGAGTGACGGGGACTTTCCCTGAAGCGCTAAAGCAGGGCAGGACTGCAATGCCGCACCAAAAGCGGAGAGCCGCTGCCGTGGGCAAATGGCATAGCGCCTGCCCGGAAGTGCGGCTATAACGCTCAGAAGTGAGCTGTGGAAAAGACATTGCCACCTGCTGGCAAACTGTGTAACCCATGTTTGAGAGCTTCCAGAAGGCCGCATGGGAGGGGAAAGACTGTTACTGTAGCCAAGGGGTGGGGGCTGGTGACAAAACAGGAGGAAAGCATGGAAATCACAAAACGGCGGCTTGCGGATATTGTGCCGTATGCCGGCAACGCAAAAAAGCATGATAAACGGCAAATCAACAATGTTGCGGAGAGCATCAAGCAATACGGCTTTGTGCAGCCGATTGTGATTGACCGTGATGGAGTTATCGTCATTGGGCATTGCAGAGCGTTGGCTGCTCAGAAATTGGGCATGGAAGAAGTGCCTTGTGTCTGCGTGGACGATCTGACACCAGAGCAGGTGAACGCCCTGCGGCTGGTGGATAACAAGAGCAACGAGAGCGATTGGGACTTTGACCTGCTGGCTGATGAGTTGCCGGGGCTTGACCTGTCGGCGTTTGACTTTGATTGGGGTCTGCGTGATGAACTCGACACGTCAGTGGTAGAGGACAACTACGATCCTGTTTTACCGGCAGAGCCGAAGAGTAAACTTGGCGATGTGTACCAGCTTGGAGACCATCGCCTTATGTGCGGAGATAGCACATCTTTGACAGATGTACAGAAGCTCTTGGGGGGGGCACAAATGGATTTGCTGCTCACATACCCCCCGTACAATGTAGACTATCAGGGCACCGCCGGGAAGATTAAGAACGACAATATGGAGGATACGGCATTCAGGCGTTTCCTGACGGATGCATTCTCCAATGCGGCGATGGTCATGAAGCCAGGTGCTCCGTTCTACATCTGGCATGCAGACAGCGAGGGGTATAACTTCCGAGGCGCATGTAAAGACGCAATGCTGCGTGTACGGCAGTGCCTGATCTGGGTGAAGAACTCCCTTGTGATGGGGAGACAGGATTTCCAGTGGAAACATGAGCCTTGCTTGTATGGTGAGAGCGAGATTGAAGAGGAAGCGCACGAACCTTGCCTGTACGGATGGACGGAAGGTAAGAAGCACTACTTCTTCAAAAACCGCAGACAGACAACTGTGCTGAATTTCGATAAGCCTGTCAAGTCTGCGGAGCATCCGACCATGAAGCCAATTAAGCTGTTTGATTACCAGATGCAGTGCTCCAGCAAGCCGGGAGAGAATGTCCTCGACCTGTTCGCTGGCTCCGGCACAACGATCATGGCGGCGGAGCAGAATGGCAGACACGCTTTCTGCATGGAGTATGACCCGAAGTATGCCGATGTCATTATTGATCGATGGGAAAAGTTTACCGGAGAAAAGGCGGTACTTCTGCATGACGATTGAAGAGGCGCGGGCGATCATCGAAAAAACAAGCAGCCCGCACCTAAAGCGGGACATGGAGAAGTTTATTAAACGCCAGCAGAGAAAGGAGGGCGCGTATGGCAAGGCCAAGAAAGGAAATAGACCAGAAGCAGTTCGAAAACCTCTGCGGCCTGCAATGCACGCTTGAGGAAATCTGCGGCTGGTTTGATGTATGCTCGGACACATTGGAAACATGGTGCAAACGAACCTATAAGAGAAGTTTTTCGGAAGTTTTTGCACAAAAGCGAGGAGCGGGGAAAATTTCACTGCGTCGGAGCCAGTGGCAGCTTGCGGCAAAGAACGCAAGCATGGCAATTTGGCTGGGGAAACAGTACCTTGGGCAGCGCGATATTGTGGAGCTGGGTTTGCCGACTGACAACACGCAGGATGACGCATTGAGTGTGAGTCTGCGTGAAATGGCGGAAGGGTTGGAGAGCGATGAATAAATTTATTACATGCGGATGTGACGGGGAAATCCTTGTAAATCTCGAAAAAGTTAAAAAAATTATCTACCGGGACAAGGTTGGGAAAGCGGCGATGGTCGTTATGGAAAACGACGACACGGAAGAGCTATGGCACGAATACCTCTGCACGCCGAGAGCAGAGGATTGCGTTGTAGAGCTATGATTAGCCCAAAGCAAGCGAAAATCCTTGCTTTCCCCTATTCCAAGTATGACGCGCTGATCTGCGACGGGGCCGTGCGTTCCGGCAAAACATCTATCATGATGTGGGCGTTTGTCCGCTGGGCGATGGAAAATTTCAGCGGTCAGCGCTTCGGCGTGTGTGGCCGCACGGTGGATAGCTGCACAAAGAACATCATAGTGCCGTTCACGGCGATGAGCCTTGCAAAGGAACGTTATCTCATCCGCTGGCGGCGCGGTGACAAGGTGATGGAAGTGCGGCGCGGAGCCGTGACGAATTACTTTGAGGTGTTCGGCGGCAAGGATGAGGCCAGCTATACGCTGATCCAAGGCCGCACGCTGGCGGGGGTGCTGCTGGACGAGGTGGTGCTGATGCCGCGTTCGTTCGTGGAACAGGCATTGACCCGCTGCTCGGTAGATGGTGCAAAGCTGTGGTTTTCCTGCAACCCGGGAAGTCCACAGCATTGGTTTTATACAGAGTGGATACAGAGGAACAAAGAGCGGAACGCGCTGTATCTGCATTTTGAAATGACGGACAACCCCGGTCTGTCGCAGAAAACGCTGGAGCGGTATCAGTCGATGTTTACAGGCGTGTTTTATGATCGTTACATCCGGGGACTGTGGGTGCTGGCTGAGGGGCTGATCTATCCCATGTTTGACGAGAGCTGCATTGTGGACGAGCTGCCGGAAAAGGGAGAATACTATGTTTCCTGCGACTACGGAACACTTAACCCGTTTTCTGCAGGACTTTGGTGCTGGGACGGCAAGGCGGCCACGCGCATCCGCGAGTATTACTATTCCGGGCGCGAGAACCAGAAGAACAAGACGGACGAGGAATACGCCGACGAAATTAAAAAGCTTATCGGCGAGGCGGACGTCAAAAGCATCATCGTTGACCCGTCTGCAGCCTCGTTTATCGAGGTTTTGCGGCGGCGGGGCTATATGGTGCGAAAGGCCAACAACGACGTAAACAACGGCATTATGACTACGGCGCGGTTTTTGCAGGACGGCGTAATCAAGATACACCGAGGTTGCAAAGACTGCATCCGCGAGTTTGGGCTGTATCGGTGGGACGAAAAATCCGCCGATGACAGGCCAATCAAGGAAAACGACCACGCAATGGACGAAACGCGCTATTTTGCCTATACGATTTTGAAAAATAAGGCGTATAAGCGCGATTATGTCCCCATTTGGAGCAGATAGGAGTGAGAGGCTATCAAAACTTACAATGACCTTGTTGCGGTCGGAGAAAGTGACCAGGCACGGATTGGGTTTATTCGCGGAGCAATCAACGAGCATCGAAGCTCACACGCATACAAGACGGCGGCGGATGCTGAGGAATATTACAATGGCCTGAATCCGACCATTAACCGCTATGAAAAGATCATCTACGATATGCAGGGCCGTGCCCACACGGATATGTGGACGGCAAACCATAAGCTGGCCAGCCGTTTCTTCGGCCTGGCGGTGGATCAGGAAGTTTCATATCTGCTGGGCAACGGCGTAACCTTTGCGGAGAAGGAAACGCCGAACAAGCTATGCCCGGACTTTGACCAGGAAGTCATGGATGCGGCGCGGGCGGCGAAAATCGCAGGCGTATCCTTCGGCTTTTGGGATCTGACGCATCTTCGGGTGTTCTCCCTGCTTGAGTTCGTCCCCCTCTATGATGAAGAGGACGGCGCGATGAAAGCCGGTATCCGGTTCTGGCAGGTGGCACAGGATAAGCCTATGAGAGCGACGCTGTATGAGAGCGACGGCTTTACCGAGTATTTCCAGCCTAGCGGCGAGGATATGGCCGTCATGCAGCCAAAGCGCAGCTATAAGCTGATCGAGCGCAAGGCGGAAGTCGGCGAAACAGAGATTTACGACGGCGGGAATTATCCGAGTTTCCCCATCGTCCCGCTGAAAAACAACAGGCGGTGTCTCTCCGAAATCGTCGGGAAGCGCAACACCATTGACGCGCTGGATCTGGCGTCCTCGAACATGGTTAACAATGTGGATGAGGGCAACCTGATTTATTGGGTGCTGTCTAACTGCAACGGCATGGACGACCTCGACGATGCAAAGTTTGTGGAGCGCTTGAAAACCACGCATGTTGCCCACGCCAACGGCGATGATGGCGCAAAGGTGGAAAGCAAGACCATCGAGGCCCCGTATGAGGGCACGAGCAGCACCATTGATATGCTCAAGAAGAAGCTATACGAGGATTTTCAGTGCTTTGACGCTGCGGCGGTATCTGCCGGGAACCAGACGGCGACCGCGATCAAGGCCAGCTATGTGCCGCTGGATCTGAAAACGGACAAGTTTGAATCCGAGGTCACGCGGTTTATTGTGGAAATTTTGCGTTTGGCAGGCATTGAGGATCAGCCAAGCTACACGCGCAATCAGATCATCAACAAGAGCGAGGAAACGCAGAACATTCTTCTGGGTGCGGCGTATTACGATGACGAATACATCACGAAGAAGCTGCTGACCATCAACGGTGACATTGACCAGTACGAGGACATGGCAAAGCGGAAGGCGGCAGAAGAGATTGACCGGAGCCAAATGGAGGTGGAATGATGGGAGCAATATCTAAGATTGCTGAAAAGTGCATGGCGTGCCCCAACGTTGATAAATGCTCTCACAAGCGGATGGAGGCATGCGCCAATTACGAGCATAGGAATATGGCCGAATCACTAGCGATGCCATCAAAATCAGATATGGCAGCCACCGTTCTCCGCGAAACGGTCAATACGATTGTCGATGGGCAGGTTGTGAAGGTTTACAAGGACGAGATTGAAAAAACACTATATAAGCACTTGTATGATGGCTTGGGTTGCGGATTTATCAATGGCGCATAGGGTGGCGAGATATGGCGAAAACGGACGAAGGCCACAAGCTGACCGACAAGGAGCTTTCGAAGCTGGAGCGGCGCATTACGAAACTTTACCGCGAAGCCGGGAAGGAATTGCAAGGAACCATCGACGCATATTTTGAGCAATTTAAAAAGCGCGATGAGGAAATGAAAGCGCTGATCGGCACGGTGCAGAACGGCAAGGAGTGGACGGAGGCCGACTATAAGCAATGGCGGCTCAATCAGATCGGTCGAGGGAAACGCTATCAGGCTATGCGGGACAAGGTGGCACACCGTGTCACCGATGCGAACGCCGTGGCGGTGTCCTACACCAACGATGCAACGCCCGGTATCTACTCACTGAACCGCAACTATGCGGCGTACACCATCGAGAGCGTGGCTGGGGATGTAGGCTTTGATCTGTGGGACGAGCAGACGGTGAAGCGCCTGGTTGTGGAGCAGCCGGGGCTGATGCCGTACTATCCAAAGGATAGAGCACTGAAACGTGGGATCGATCTCGCATATGGCAAGAAGCAAATCACGGCAAGCGTCACCAGCTCCATCTTGCAGGGAAAGAGCATCAAGCACATGGCGGATGATCTGCAAAAGCGCATTACCGCCATGAGTCGCGATTCCGCCATCCGCACCGCCCGCACAGCCGTGACCGGCGCACAGAACGCCGGACGCATGGACAGCTATGCGGCAGCGGAAAAGATGGGCATTAAGCTCAAAAAAGAATGGTTGGCTACGCTGGACGCGCGTACACGCCACTCTCATGCCATGCTTGACGGCGAACAAGTGGCGCAGGACAAGAAGTTTTCTAACGGTTGTCGTTTTCCCGGCGACCCACAAGGACCACCGTGGGAGATATATAACTGCCGCTGTACGCTGATTGCCGCCGTGGATGGGGTAGATACATCAGACGGGCTGCGTAGGACACGCGACGGGCTTATATCTGACATGACATATGCGCAGTGGGAAGCATCGAAGCAGGGATACAGCGGCAAACAGTTATCCCCATATCACATGGGGAGCGAAAAATCTGCAAAGGATGTTACGAAGAAATACATAGATTCCGCCAAGCCCCGCATGGGTAAGGTGCGATACGAGAACGGATACCGCATAAAAGGGCACAAGACCGAAATCGAAGTTGCAAACCAACTCAGAGATCAATTCGGCGGGAAGTTCGTGCTGTTGAAAGAAGCGAATGCGCAGGGGATAAAAACGCCGGACTACCTGTGGTGCGGTAAACAGTGGGAATTGAAAAGTATATCAACAGCGAAAGCGGCAGATATGGCGATTCGAAAAGCCACAAAGCAGATTGCAAAAACTCCTGGAGGGGTTGTGTTACAGTGCACAGGATCCATCAATACCGATGAGCTTATACGCATTATAGATGATAGAGCAGTTCGCAGCGTGGTTAGCACTGGGTTCGGTTTTGATGTGATTGCATTGGAAGAGAACGGTTCTCTCCTATTCGCACGAAGGTATAAAAAATGAGCCGCCCCCCCTCCAGTAACGGGAAGAGGTTCGGCTCGAAAAACGGAAACATAAGTTTCCTCACTGTCAGTATATGCAATCCCCGTAAAAAAGTCAAGAGGTATTTTGTGATGAGCGTTGAAATCACCGACAACAGCAAAGAAGTCTCTGCTGCCATCAAAGCGGCGCTGCTGCGCGGGCTTGAAAAGTGCGGACTGGTGGCAGAGGGATATGCAAAAAAGCTGTGCCCCGTTGACACCGGCAATCTGCGCAACAGCATTACTCATGTGGTAGACGAGCAGGAACCGGCGGCAATCATCGGAACGGATTCTGAGTACGGTGCGTATGTGGAATTAGGAACCGGCATTTACGCCGAAGGTGGCGGCGGACGGCCTACACCGTGGGTGTATCAGGACGCAAAGGGAAATTGGCATTACACGCGTGGCAACAAGGCACAGCCGTTTTTGAAACCTGCTGCCGCCGACCATGCCATCCAATACCGGAAGATATTGGAGGACGAACTAAAATAGGAGCTAATTGCTTACAAATTGTATGCAGTTGGCTCTTTTTGTTAATTACCGCAAAGGACAGCGGTTTTTATAAAACTATCGTTTCCGAAGGAACGGAACCGAAGAAAAGGAGATAGTGTCATGGCACTTACACGAAAACTTTTGAAGGGTATGGGGCTTACCGATGAGCAGGTTGATACCATCATCGAGGCGCATACCGACACCGTGGACGGCCTAAAGGCGGATGTGACCCGCTACAAGGCCGATGCGGAGAAGCTGCCCGGCGTCCAGAAGCAGTTGGACGATCTCAAGGCGGCAGGTGACGGCGGTTACAAGGAGAAGTACGAGAAGGAACACTCGGCCTTTGAAGCCTTTAAGACCGACATCACGGCAAAGGAAAGCAAGGCGGCAAAGGAAAAGGCCGTGCGTGCTTACTTTGAGAGCAAAAACATCACCGGCGCGAATTTGGACCTTGCGATGCGCGGCTGCGGCGAAGAAATGGCCGCATTGGAGATGGACGGCGACAAGATCAAGGACACCAAGAGCCTTGATGCGCTCGTAGACGGCACCTACAAGGGTCTTGTCTCCACCACGCAGACGCACGGCGCAAATCCCGCCAATCCCCCGGCGAACACCGGCGGCGCGAAGACCCGCGAGGACATTTACAAGAAGGACGATAAGGGCCGCTATGTGATGTCCACGGCGGAGCGCCAGAAAGCGCTTGCCGATCTGATGGCAAGCGAAAACAACTAATTTTTTGAAAGGAGCTATTTATGGCTGCGAAAACTAACGTTACGACTTCCGCGCAGTTTACCACTTCCGCACGAGAGGTGGATTTCGTGTCCCGCTTTTCTGATAACTGGGACGTGCTGCGCAACATCATGGGCATCATGCGCCCCATCCGCAAGGCACCCGGCACGAAGCTGGTCTCCTACAAGGCCAGCGTTGACGGCGCTCTCAAGGGCGGTGCCGTGGCCGAGGGTGACGAGATCCCCTTTACCAAGATGAAGGTGGACCCGGTTGCATACGGCGATATCGACATTTCCAAGTACGCCAAGAGTGTGACCATCGAGAGCGTGGCGAAGTACGGCGCTGACGTTGCCGTGGAGAAGACCGATGAGGCATTCCTTGTTGCGTTGCAGAACAAGGTTCTGACCGACTTCTACACCTTCCTCGGTACCGGCACGCTCAAGCTGACCGAGAAGACCTGGCAGCGTGCTCTGGCGATGGCCAAGGGCAAGGTGCTGGAAAAGTTCGCAGGTCTCGATAAGGACGTGACCGAGGTGGTGGGCTTTGCCAACATCATCGACGCTTACGATTACCTGGGCGACAAGGAGATCACCGTGCAGACGATGTTCGGCATCAACTACGTGGAGAACTTCATGGGCTACCGCACCCTGTTCCTGCTGCCCGAGAAGTACATCGCCTCCAAGAAGGTGATCGCTCTGCCCGTGGAGAACATCGACCTGTACTATGTAGACCCGAGCGACAGCGACTTTGCCAAGCTGGGGCTGAATTACACCGTGAAGGGCGAGACCAACCTGATCGGCGTCCATGTTGACGGAGATTACAGCCGCGCCACGGGCGATATGTACGCCATCATGGGCATGAAGCTGTGGGCTGAGTATCTGGACGGCATTGCCGTGGCTACCGTTTCTGTGGCCGGCGCGGGCTAAATAGGAGGGCAGCGTAATGCTTGAACAAGTCTTACGGCACTTGAACAACTGGTTCCTTGTGGAGATTCACGAGGGCACGTTCGCCGTGGAGAACGGCAGCATTGCGCTGCCCTTTCTCCATTCCAATCAATATTTCCGCATCTGCGGCTCTGTGTTTAATGACGGTCTGCATCAATATCCGGCGGCTGACCTTACGGATGAAACCTTTACCGGAACGGTGTGGGTGTTGGCTGTTCCGAAGGCTGTGGTTGTGCTTGCCGAAGATGTCGCCTCGTGGGAAGAAAAGAACGGTGAAGCCGTTTTAAGCCCGTACACGAGCGAAAGCTTCGGCGGGTACAGTTACACAAAGGCAAGCGGCGGAAATGCCGACACGAGCGCCGGGACGGGCTGGCAGGGCGCTTTTAAAGGCCGGTTAAATGACTGGCGCAAGCTCAAGGGGGTGGAACCGTGAGTTTACTGGACGATTTTGCCCACAAGTGCGTTTTGATGGAGAAAAAGCGCACGCCTGACGGAGCGGGCGGCTACATCACCGCGTGGGAAGAGGGAGCGGAGTTCCTCAATTACCAGTCTCTTGACACATCGATGGAGGCGCGAAAAGCGGAAAAGGACGGTGTTACCTCGGTATATTCCGCACTGGTCAATCAGCGCGTTCCCATCGAGTACAACGATTATTTCCGCGATACGGAAACGGGGATTACCTATCGTGTGACCTCGAATCCAGAGGAAAAAGCTGCGCCAAGGTCTGCGGGGGCGACCGTCCGAGCACTGAAATTCTTCACAGCGGAACGAAGGGAGCTGCCGAAATGACAAAGGATAAGGCGCTCCACGCATGGTTTTCTCAATTTCTCCCGGCTTATCCAACATCTAATGTGCCGGAAGATGCGGTTTTTCCGTGGCTGACCTATGAGTTGATTACAGGCTCGTGGGAGAGCGGGGAAATCGGCCTGACGGTAAACCTCTGGTACTACACGGAGGGCGAGGCTGTGCCAAATGCAAAGGCACAGGAGATCTCCGACGCCATCGGTATGGGCGGCTGTATGGTGCCCTATGACGGCGGGGCTATGTGGATTAAGCGTGGGTCTCCGTGGTGCCAGAACATTGCGGACGAGAGCAACAAAAACATCAAGCGGCGGTATCTCAACGTTACGGTTGAATATCTGTCGCAGAACTGATGAAAGGACGAAACTATGAAATTTACGAAAATTCCTTCTGACGCTTTTCAGAAATTGCAGATTAACGCTGGTATCCTGACCACCGATTTTACGCCGTCTACCGGGGAGGTCGGTGCGGCTGGCCAGATCGGTGCAACCACCGGCGGTGTGAACTTTACGGCAACGCCCACTTTCACCGACTTTGGCGAAGACATTGACAACTGCCCGAAAAACATGAAGGAGTTTAAGCGGCAGGATATGGTGGATGCGAAGATGTCCGGCACGTTTATCAACGCCGATACGAAAACGGCAAAGTTGCTGTGCGGTGCGGCGGACATTGATGCCAGCGACACGACGAAGGTCGTTCCCCGCGCGGACCTCAAGGACAGCGATTTTACCGACATTTGGCTGGTAGGCGACTACTCCGACAAGAACGGCGCGAAAAACGGCGGCTTTATCGCTATCCATATGCTCAACGCGCTTTCCACGGGCGGTTTCCAGCTCAAGACGGCAGATAAGGCCAAGGGCCAGTTTGCCTTTGAGTTTACGGCGCACTATTCCCTCGCGGAGCAGGACAAGGTTCCGTATGAGATTTACATCAAGGCGGGTACGGAGGAAACAGTATGAAACTTTCCGACATTCAGGGCGACCGTGTATTTGATGTGATTGCGGACATCATCGACCCCATCGCCAACATTGCGGAGGACGAGAAAGCTTCTGCCATGTTCCGGCGTGAAAAGCTGCCGGAGGGCATGACGGCGAAGCAGTTTGTGACGCAGCGGGTGCGGAAAGCGCTCCCTTCGCTTCTCAAGGACCACAAGGGCGATATTATTGCCATTCTTGCTTCGATCGAGGGTGTGAGTGCGGACGCTTACAAGGGTGCGCTGAACCTCGTGAAACTGACGCGGGACACGGTGGAGTTGCTGTCCGATGATGCATTTACCGCATTTTTTCTCTCGGCGCAGAGCGAGAACTCCTCTGGCTCTGCGCAGGAGAATACCGGGGAAGCCGACGAGTAAAGCCGTTTCTGCGCTACTGCATAGCGCGGCTGAATGAGCGGGCGCGGGATGAGGCGTATCGTATCTATGTGACGGACGCACTGAAAATTACAACGGAGAACACGGTGCGGTATGCCGGAGGCAGCTACATGAGAGCGCGGTATGCGGATGTCATCAGGCCGGAGAAGCGGGACGAGCGGTCTTGCGAGGAAATCACGGCGGATGTGGTCGCACGGTGCGGATTGGTGGTGAAAGAATGAACCTGCTCGATCTTTTTGTAAAAATCGGCGTGGATAACAGTGATGTAGATAAAGGCTTTTCGGAAACGAGCAGCAAGGCAGAATCTCTTGCCGGGAAACTAAAAGGCGGCCTTGCAACCGCCGCAAAGGTGGGCGCTGCGGCCCTGGCAGCTGCGG